TCAAGAGTATTCACAATCGGGGTGAAAGGTTCTCTGCGAAGAACCAGGGAGCAAGCCCTCGCAGCAGTCTCCAGAAGCAGGGGCAGGTAGCGTATAACCGGTACAAGAATACGCTTCTTGGCAGAGCTGAGAACGCGTTTAATGCTGCTAGAGGTGCGGTAAGCGGTGCTGTCGGCGGGGCGAGAAACGCAGCAAGCAATGCTGTCGACAAAGCCAGGGCCAAGGGACAGAGCGCTATTGATGCCGCTGTAGGAGCAGGAAGAGGCGCTGCTAATAATGTGCGTAAAACCGCCACAGAAACTTTACGCTCGACTGGAATGAACCGTGGCGAGCGTAGGCGTACGAAGCAGAATCTTGATAGAGCAACCGCAGAAAGAGATCGTCTGGAACGTGGTATCGAGGCTGCTAGGGTAAAGAACGGCGAGTTCTACGACCCGTTTGATAAGCTGGAAATTGCAAGAGATCGGGCACGCCGAAGAGCTCAGGCGAAAGTAAATAGTGCTACCACTGCCTACAACAATGCTCATAGTAAGGGCAAGCGCCGTAGAACCTGATAGGATCCAAGGAGGTGACCCCAGATGAGCAAGATCACGTGGGACGACATGTCCGAACGCTTTTACGAAACCGGTACTGATCATGGCGTCCTGTACAAATGGTCCGGTGATGAGTTTATAGATGGGGTCGCGTGGAATGGGCTTACCGGTGTGGATTCTGATAGCGAAGGTTATGACATAACAGAGCTATATTCTGGCGATGTTAAACGAAACATTCTTGCTACAAACGAAGTGATGTCTGGCGCATTAACTGCATTCACATATCCGGATGAGTTTGAACCGATGATCGGATCTGTGGAAGCGGCGCCAGGCTTGTTAGTACAGAATCAGCGAAACCGCCCCCGGTTTGGAGTCTGCTATAGAACCTTAATTGGCAACGGCTTGAGTAATCAGATCGGGTATAAACTCCATCTGATATACAACGCCTATGTTAAGGGTGTATCGACGTCTCGTACTACGATTTCCGATTCGACTGAAGCAGTTGAGTTCTCGTGGGACATTGGGTGCATTCCTTTGCTATCAGATGACTATGACCCTTATTGCGCTATTGTAGTTGACTCTCGTAAATTCAACGACGATTTTATGAAGCAACTACAGGACATATTATACGGGACGGATGACGCATCGCCTCGCATGCCCACATTGGATGAACTAATGGACATATTTTATGCAACGGAGCCTGTACCAGAAGAGTGGAATGGTTACCCATATGAGACACTACTTCCTTCGCAGGATCTTTATCCCAAGAGCAATTAAACGAAAGGAGTGTATCTATGGCGTTAACTTATGAGCGTGTCGAATGGATGGACGCACCAGACATGTCTACTCCTCTTAGCGCAGAGAACCTGAACCGGATGGACATAGCGATTGCCAAGATCATTGCCTACCTGAACGACCCGGCTTCAGGAGGAGAGAAGATCCATTCTCATGTAGGCATGATTGTCCAGTCTACAACACTTGATACGGCGGCTAAGGTGATTGCGGAGTATGGCGGCACCGAGTGGCAGCAGATAACAGGTCGTTTTCTGATTGCTGCAGATGGTGCTAACTACCCAGTCAATTCAATGGGTGGTAGTGCAGATGCAGTTGTACCCAGTCATACGCATGTAATTGGTAATCCAACCTCTACATCAACTAAGAAGCATTCGCATAAGCTTCGCTCTAGCACCGCGACTAACCTCAATGTGGTAACCGGCGTCTCGAGGGCTGATGTTTCTGGTGCGCAGAGTGGAGTTGCCCCCACGACTGTGGTTGTTGGGGCTAGTACCACGCCATTAGCCAACCTCACCTCTGATGCAGAGGGGATAGATCTGCCGGTTAAACATAACCACAGCTGCGGGACGGCTGGCGTTGACGGAGAAGGTAAAAACATTCCGCCGTATCTGGCTGTATACACATGGCTTCGGACGGCTTAAGGAGGAAACTTCAAAATGGGTTTAGTAGATAGGTTCCAGCACGCATGGAACGCATTTATGGGGCGAGATCCCACTCGCTATCGAACGGATCTTGGTCCTAGTACGTATTCATACCCTGGACGCACTATGCTATCGCGCAACCATAGTCGGTCGATGGTTACGGCGGCCTTAAATCGAATTGCTGTAGACGTAGCTTCTATTGAAATAGAGCACGTTTACCTTGACGATAACGAGCGATTCGTCAGCGAGGTTCCATCTTACTTAAACGAATGCCTGACCCTTGAAGCTAACATGGATCAAACCGCGAGAGCATTCAAAGAAGATGTAGTGTATACGATGCTAGATGAAGGAACCGTGGCTATTGTTCCGGTTCGCGCGACCAAAGATCCTAGAATTACAGAAGCGTATGATGTTGGCGCATTACGTGTCGGTAAAGTTGTTGAATGGTACCCAAAGCATGTGAAGGTTAACCTCTATAACGAGGATACCGGTAGGCGGGCAGATGTCATACTACCAAAAAGTATGGTGGCCTTAGTGGAAAACCCATTCTACCAGATCATGAATGTACCAAACACTTATTACCAGAAATTGCTACAGAAAATCCGGATGCTTGACGTCTTCGATGAGCAGACCGCGTCCGGAAAACTCGACATGATTATCCAGCTTCCTTACATAATCAAATCTGAGGCTCGGCGTCAGCAAGCAGAACAGAGACGGAAAGACATAGAAATGCAGCTTACCGGATCTAAGTATGGAATTGCTTACACCGATGGTACAGAAAAGATTACACAGCTGAACAAATCTCTGGAGAATAATCTATTCTCCCAGATCGAGTACTATACGAAACAATGGCTTAATCAGCTTGGGCTTCCTGAGACAGTATTTGATGGTACCGCAGACGAGAAGACTATGCTGAATTACCAGACTCGTACGCTTGAGCCTATCATCTCCGCAATTGTCGATGAGATGAAGCGCAAGTTCCTTTCCAAGACTGCCCGTTCTAGAGGCCAGTCGATCATGTTCTTTAAAGATCCCTTCTCACTGGTTCCGGTTAACAATATCGCAGATATTGCTGACAGATTCACCAGGAATGAAATCCTCACCAGTAACGAGGTTAGGCAGATTATTGGCTTTAAGCCTTCGAACGATCCAAAGGCTGATGAGCTTATTAATGCTAACATGCCGGTTGCGGATACTGGCATGGAAGGAGAAGCCGGCGCTGAAGGAATGGAAGGCATGGAAGGAGAAGGTGGATACGAGGAAATGCCGCAAGAATAGTTATAGGAAGGAATAGCTCATGGCTAAACGATGTGACTTTGGCGGTTGGGCTACCAAAAACGATCTGAGGTGCTCTGACGGACGTACTATTCGTCGGGACGCTTTCAAAGATTGCGATGGTGAGACCGTACCGCTTGTGTGGAGTCATGACCATAATTCGCCTAGTACTGTGCTGGGGCACGCTCTTCTTGAGAACAGACGAGATGGCGTGTATGCATATGGCTTCTTTAATAATACTCCTGCCGCGCAGGATGCTAAAGAAGCCGTGCGCCACGGAGATATTAAGCATCTGAGCATTTATGCCAATCGGCTTACCCAGAAAGCCGGAGATGTACTTCATGGCGTGATCCGCGAGGTTAGCCTTGTGTATGCAGGTGCTAATCCCGGAGCAATTATCGATAATGCGGTAATTGCGCATGGTGACGGATCGTATAGCCTGTCTGAGGACGAGGCTATTATCTTTACTGGCGAAGATCTTGATGTTGGTGATGACTTGGCTCACTCAGAAGAGGAGAGAGGAAAAATGGCAAAGAGGACTATTGGTGAAATCCTTGACGGGATGTCGGATGAGGAGCGTGAGGCTGTCGAATATATCGCTCGTGTTCACGCAGAAGACGCCGTTGAACACGCTATGAGCGAGTACGACGACGATCAGTACGATGAAGAGTACGATGACGATGGCCAGTACGACGATGAAGAGTACGATGACGATGGCCAGTATGACGACGAAGCATACGACGACGAGTACGATGAAGAGTACGACGACGATCAGTACGACGATGAAGGTGACGAAGGCGAAGCAGCCGAGCACTCTGACTACTTTGATGGAGGAGAAGACATGTATTACAACGTATTTGACAACGAAACTGATGTCGCTGAGGGTGGCGCTCTGTCTCATGACGAGATGTCTGCGATCCTTGGCGATGCAAAGACCTGCGGCAGCCTGAAGGAGTCCTTCCTGGCGCATGCTGCCGACTACGGTATCGAGGACATCGAGTATCTGTTCCCCGAGGCTCGTGAGCAGAATATTCCGCCGGAATTTATCAAGCGCCCCGACAACTGGGTGTCCGTAGTTATGAGCGGCGTGCATCATACTCCGTTCAGCAGACTGAAGTCCACCTATGCGGACATCACTGCCGATGAGGCTCGTGCTAAGGGCTATCTGAAGGGCAAGCTGAAGAAGGAAGAGGTCTTCTCCCTGCTCAAGAGAACCACGGCTCCGACCACGATCTATAAGAAGCAGAAGATGGATCGCGACGATCAGATCGATATCACCGATTTCGATGTTGTTGCATGGCTGAAGTCTGAGATGCGCACCATGCTTGATGAGGAAATCGCCGGTGCAATCCTGGTAGGCGATGGCCGCCTTGCTTCTGATGATGACAAGATCAAAGAAGACTGCGTGCGCCCGATCGT